ATTACCAACTTTTCCCATATTTCCTGCTCCCAGAGCTGCAATGGCAGATGCCCCAACTCGTGTGAATGATTTTCCTTCCCAGTCATGACGCATTTCAGATCCTAAATCTTGTGGCATTGGTAATATAACTGAGGTGCCTTGAACTTTAAAAGTTGCCGCTGAATTATTATATTACGCTAAACCAGTGCCAGCTTCGTTTGCAAATGGTGGGTTATATTTACCAAATTCAAAAAATATATAATCACTATCAGAATATTTAACATCATCAGGATATCTGAATGCCCCCTTCCCCGGCGTCTGGGATGGGCCTATTTTTAATGCTGTTGCTGCAGTTGCTGCAGCGGTTTGTTGCTGAGTAGCACCTGCAGCTGGCACGTAAGCTTGCGTCAATATGGACTGAACTCCAGATGGAGGAATGCTTAGTCTCCCTCCGAGTGGAATTCCTCCTAGCAAGTATTCTTCCCATTTTGTACCATTGTAATAGTAAGTTTTACCATCCGTTCCGATGTAATAGTCTCCGTACTTGTATACCGACATATTATTTTGCCATCTCCCTACTTTGTTTTGTTCCGTATCCTTTGATTACTCTGCGAGCATTTAATTTATTATAGAAGTTTTCTTGAGTATCTTTCCAAACATCTTCTTTTTTAACAGGAAAAGCAGATCCATTAATATCTTTCACAAAGTCTTCTGTTGGCAATAGGATAGCAGTATCCCACTCATCTGCTGCAAGATCTATGTATAGACCATCAACATGATTGTGTAGATATTTATGGAAACATGCCATAGGGAAGTCAATTTTTCCGTTCATTAGATATTTTGTGGCAATAATTCTTTTTTTCATTGAAAGATAGTGTAGATTCACTCCCCAAAATTCTTGCTTTGATGATTTTAAAACATAAACGAGAGGAAACCTATCGTAGTAAGGTAACCACTTCATCTTCGCTTTGTACTCAAACATATAGAGGTGACCTTCTACTACATATTTTCTTAGTTCGTTTTTGTCTTGTTTTTCTACCTTAGATGCTTTGTCTTTTTTCTCATCCAACACATACTTAGTGAAATTTTTAGATAATTTGTTTGCTTCTTCTTTTACTGTTTTTCTATACCAAGAGAATGATTTAGTTTCTCCATTGGTTTTTTCAGTAATTTTTTCAAATAATGTTTTATATCCAGAGTCTTTATTTACTTTGTTTCTTTGAATAGATCCAAATCCTTCTGCCATTGTTATACTCCTAAATGGTCTTCGGTAAGTATCAAGAAGTTCATCTGCCTGTCTTCACAATACTCACGGGCGGCGGACCATTTAGCTTGGTTCTTTACAAAGGTTAGTGCAGCATTACGATAGGCAGCAGTTTTTTTATTTCTCTCATTTGGTGGTAGTGTTTGTTTTTTGGGTTTGATTTCAATAATATACTTGGCGATCTTGCCATCCTTTTCGCGGACCTTGATATAGAAGTCAGGATAGTAGCGTCTAACTTTTCCATCTGGAGCACGATAAGGAATGATTACCTCTTCGCTGCCCCACTCTATAATACTGGGATTGTTATCACAGAACACCATGAACTTTCGTTCCCATAATGATCTATAAATTACTCGGGTTGGATTGCCACGATATTTACCAGGATTTACTGGTTTATACAGTCCCGAATATGCCATAAATAATATAGGTTCCCACAGTTATATTTAGAGTGGCAGTAACAAAGATTAGCGAATTTATGTCAAAGATTGGTGCTCAGGGAGGAATGTCTCTGACTACTGGATTTGATGTTCAGTTTGACTTTGCACTCGGAAAAGATAAACAACCAAAACCATTTGAAAACTATTATACTAGCGACAATAAAAGCATAGTAAATATGCTTTGCGATGAAGCACAGTTGCCAAATGTTCAATCTGCCGTAGCATCTGTTACAGGAAGATACCTTGGAGAAGGGGCGGTTTATTACCCACATACGAGACTTTTTACAGATTTAAGTCTTTCATTTTTGATGGATGCTGACATGATTCCATTGAAATTTTTTACATCATGGTATGATTACATTTTTGGAGAGGGTGATCAAAAAACTTTTAATGGAACTTTAACAGGTGCTTTATCAGCTGCACCAAGACAAAGAAATCGTTTTAATAGATTGAAGCATTTAAATAAGTATGTTTCTACTACTAGAATCATCAAAACAGAACCATCTTCTGCCGCATCTAACGAAAGAGCTCCAATTCTATACATTTTGGAAGATTGCTATCCATATTCAATAGATGCTGTTCCTTTATCATATGGAACATCGCAGGTTGCTAGATTGTCAGTAAACTTTTACTATAGTAGGCATACAATTTACTATGGTGATACAAGAAAAGTCAGGTAATTCAAAATTCAAACTTGAATTCCATAAATTCGGGAAAAAAATTTCCGCTAAAAAGTCGTTAAAAAAGTCGCAATAAATATACATACGATATGAGGTAAATATCATGGCTTTGCCAAAAATTGGATATCCAACATATGAACTTGAATTACCATCTAATGGTAAAACACTAAAATATAGACCTTTTCTAGTAAAAGAAGAAAAAGTACTTTTATTAGCATTGGAGTCTCAAGATGAAAAACAGGTTGTTGAAGCAGTTAAAGATTTAATTCAAAATTGTATTTTAACAAGAATTAAGGTAGATACTCTTCCTAGTTTTGATTTGGAGTACTTATTTCTCAAAATTAGAGCAGCTTCTATTGGAGAAACAATCAGTTTGACTGTTACCTGCCTTGATGATAATGAAACTCAAGTTGAAGCACAAATTAATATCAATGAAGTTGATGTTGTAAAACCAGAAGGGCATTCTTCAAAAATTATGTTTGAAGATAATTTTGGTGTTGTGATGAGATATCCAAGCATGAAGGAATTTGTTGAAAGAGAATTCCTGCAAAAAGAAATGCAAACTGAAGAAGTATACGAGTTTATTTCAAACTCAATTGAACAAATCTTTCAGGAGGAAGATGTTTATGATAGTACAACTACAACCAAGAAAGAATTTCGTGAATTTGTTGAAAAACTGACCACAAAACAATTTGAACAAATCCAAAAATTTTATCAATCTTCTCCAAAACTAACTCATAAATTTACAGTTATTAATCCTAACACTGGTAAAGAGTCGGAGTATACTATTGAGGGTCTACAGAATTTTTTCGCATAGCACTCTTCCAAAATAGTTTGGAGGGGTATTATCGTATGAATTTCGCTTTGATACAGTACCATAAATATAGTTTGACTGAGATTGAAAATTTATTACCATGGGAAAGGGAAGTCTATACAACCTTTCTTATGCAATATTTGGAAGAGGTTAAACAAAAACAAGAACAAGCGAAAAATAACTAGTGGCAAATTATTCCCAAACATCTAGTGGAGATCTTACCAGTTATGTTGCTGGGAAAATTTTTAGTGCCGCAAATCTAGCAAAAGAAGAAAAAGAAAGAAGAAAAGAAGAGGGAATAGAGCAAGCACAACCAGGATCGCTCTTTGCCAGAGCTTTACAACATGAATTTGGCGGAGACTTATATAATAGGACATTTGGTATTTTTGATCCAAGAAAAAAGCACCCAGAAACTGACAGAAAATCATCAAAAGAGTCTAGATTTTCATCTCAGTTTCCACAGAAAGAAAAAACCGATGATTCTGATACTAAAAAAAGAAAAAACAAAATAACAGCAGCAACACGCGAGTTGATGTCTGATGATGATTCTTTGCCAGTAAAAGATAAGGATTTAAGAAAACAAATATCAAAAATTTTTGGTGCAGGGGTTGACGCAAGATTGGTTGCTGCTGAAGCAAAAATTTCTAAAATCAATGCTCAAGTTCTAGATGTACATCATTCTCTGCAAAGCACACAAGAATTAATTATTAATCAAAATGATATTTTGTTATCAAAATTTGATCAAATTCTGGAAATTTTTGGTAAACAAGCAGAATTTCAAGAAAAACTAAAAGATAAAGCAGAGGCGGCAGAAAAAGAAAGAATTATTGAAGAACAAAAAGATCTTTCATCAACACGAGGATTAATTGACACTAGTGCCATGACAGGTGGTACTTCTGTCCCCAGTAGAATCGCTAGATTTTACAAGAATAGAGCAATAAGAAGATTATACAGGAAATTACCAAAATCCGTTAGACAAACTAGAACAACAGTTAGAAACATTCAAAGAGCTCCTGGAAGAGCTGTAAATCGGGTTTCGCAACAAATTACTACCAGATTACCTGGACAAGCAAATCAAGCAGCACAAACAGTATCAAAAATAAAGGGAATTGGTCAACTTGGGAGAACTACTGGTCCATTAAGATATGCTTTTGCTGGCATGGAATATGCCGACAGGAAAAATGCTGGTCAAAATGAATTGCAAGCATTATCTGGAGTTGGTAGTGGTCTTGCGGGAGCTGCTGCGGGAGGGGTTGCTGGTGCTAAAGCGGGCGCTATTGTTGGTGGTTCTATAGGAGCACTTTTTGGTGGCGTTGGGGCAGCACCAGGAGCACTCATTGGTGGTATTATTGGTGGTATCGTTGGATCTATCACTGGCGGCGTGGCAGCTGGAAAAGTTTCAGATACTATTACTGGTGTTCATGAAACTGGAACTGGAATGACCAAACCAGGAACAGGATTGCTACATGGTACAGAATTAATTTTAGGAACTGATGATAGAAAAGGAATTAAAAATGCTTTTGTGGATTCAATGGATAAAATGGGATCCCAATTGGTTTCTACTGCAATTACTCTTGGTGAATCTGCTGGACAAGGAAAACAAATCAAATCAGAAGCAAAAAAACTTGGACTAGATTATAAAATTATTCCAATATCGCTGAAAACAGATATTGGTAACTCAAATCAAACAAAACCAGATACGAAACTTTTAGCTGGAATTATTAACCCATTTTCTGCTCTTCAAGATCAAATAGAAAGGCAAAGAAGAGATGGAACAACACCAACAGATACTCCAACAATTACTCCATTAAGCACAGATCAAGCAGAAGCGTTTGAAAAAATTAGAAAAATTGCAGAAAAAGTTGGATCTCCTAAACCAGAAGTTACTGCTGCTATTGCCATGCTTGAAAGTGGGTGGTTAGCAAATCCTGATAGTGTATATTTTGCAAGTGGAAAAACAAACCCGTTTGGACAAACTGGTAGAGGATCAAAGGGGTTTGTTATAGGTAAAGATGGGCAAGAGCACGCTGTATATAATAGTCTTGAAGAGGGAGTAAAAGCTCACGTAGATCGTTGGAAACAATCTTATAAGGGAAAAGATGATAGAGAAATTATTGAAAGTATACGACAAGGATTGCATGGTGGACCTGGATATTACAATACAAATCCCGACTGGACCAATCAGGTCATGGGAGTATTGCAAAGTTCTAGAGCTCAAGTTTCTTCACTTAGTATTCCTTCTGGGGTTAGAATTGATGCTACTGGGGAACCTGGAGTTGATTTTACTCCTTCTGGAAATAACAACCTAGTGGTATTTCCTGGTAAAGTTATTGAATGGGGGTATCAATATAATCCAAATAGACGTGGGGGTGATGGTGAAATGGGAGCTGGATATGGTAATTATGTTATCATTAGGAGCAGTCATCCACAATATCCAAACGAACAGTTTGATTCATTATATGCACACTTTCCATTATCCGAAGTTAACAAGTATGTAAAAGCTGGTGATAATGTTACTGCTGGTCAGGTTCTTGGTTTGATGGGAACAAAAGCTCATAGAAGAAGTGAAGTTGGAAGTTTAACTGGTCCTCATACTAGCTTAGATTTTCTTA